AGCCGTAGGCACTATCTAATGTTACCCAATCTAAGTAGGGCATCTGTATTGAAAATTCTTTTACGCCACTACCTTTAATACGGTAAACTTTGTAGCTTTTATCCTTAAAGAAATAGTTAATGAGTTGCATAAATAGCCATTGGTCTAAATCAGAGGAGTACTTAAAGTAATACTCTTTTTCTGTGATATTATTAAGCTCTTCTTCTGAAATGTTGTATTTCTCAAGCAGTTTGTTTAGCATTTTCTCGGCTGATTTCTGCTCTCCTGCTACGCCTCGTTTTACGAGTTCATAGACTTTTGCGATTTTTTCCTTTACTTTGTCGTTCATATTGTAATTGCTTTTAGTAATTTACTTGTTTATGCTTCCCATTGCTCTTTGGTGAGTTGCTTGCCGCAGTCTTTGCAGAATATTGCGGTTACTTCTATAGTGCAGTAGTGGGCAAGGGTGCGGCGTTCGGTATGCCTGTGAGAACAAGTGCGAGCCGCACTGGCTATTAATTTGCTAATTTTCTCATTGGCTAATTTCCTAACTTTTTTCATAGCGTTGGGTGAGCATTTTCTCAAAAATGTTATTTACATTTGGTGGAGTTTTATTGCGGTTGTCATACATTATTATTATTTAAAAAGTTCTTTGTATTTAGAAGTTGTTATCTCGATACAATCGTTAGGAATGACTATATCAGTCCTATCCTTTTCAATAGTAAAACCAAAGTATTCGTTATTATTCTTACAAAAACCAATATGCTCGCTAAATCCTTCTTTCCAACCTATACAGGCATTAAGTTCTGCTTTGCTAATTGTAACGGCTTGGTCAAAGTCAGCTTGTATGGCTTTACCCTGCTTGGTGTTGAGTCGGGGCATATATTCATCATATCTGACTTCCCTCCATACTTTGGTGTCTATAGTAGTGCCTTCGGGAAATACTACTGATGATATTCCTCCCGCTGCTACCCAATATTCTCCTCGCCATGCGGTGAAGCCGTATTTTTCGGCTAATGCTTTTTGGTTTTCAAAGCAAACATCTAATTTGTCGGCTATCTTCTGAAACTTTTTGCCAGTTTCACTGTTTTTTGGTGTAATAAAATACATAGTCATTTTTTTAATCATTTTTATAGTTTAACAATTCGGGGTTTTCATATTGGTTTCCAATAACTTTGGCACGTTGCAAACACGAACACCAAGCGCCTTCGGAAAGGTTATAGTACCCATTGATGTTGCCTACATCTTTGGCATCGATACGGCAGAATGCCATACATTCCTCTCGGTACACAATAAGGCTGTAACCTCCATAATCGTGGGCAAGAATGTCGCCCTCATAGATTTCAGTGCCATTTTTGTCGTGTTGCCCTGTAAATTGACTTATTGAGTCTTCATTTACTGCGTAATCATTAATAGCAAACTCATTGTGAAGTTCGTAATAATGTAAATAACCATATACAAAATCATTAAGAGCTATACTAAATCCTCTAAATTTGATTGTTCTCATTTGTTGATATTTTTAGTGTTAAAAGATAGGTTTTCATATCTATACCTTTTCTGAATTGGTTGCTATAGACATAAATTCTAATTTAAACTTCAAGTTCTTAAACTCAGTTTTTTTATTCCAAATAAGTGATGTAGTTACATCATAAACTTCTCTAAATTCATACCTTACTCCTTCAAATACGAAGCAATCTCTTATTAATTTTAGAAATAAGTTTAAACCATCTTCAGTAATAACTCCCATAAGTTTATATGGCATATTATCCTTAGAGCAATAAATAAACGCTCCCTCTTTAATTTCTGTTATCATTTGTCAATATTTTTAGTGTTAATAATTTTTCCTAAGTATAGCACGAAGTACTTTTTATTGGCTTCTGCGCCCCATTCAGGTTTGCCTGTGCCAAAGCGTATAGCTTTTAACTCTATGGTGAAGCGTGGGGCATCACGCGCATAACCATTGCGAAATACAACACTGTCGTATTCTCGCCCTATAAGGCGAAGGTTGTAATACGGTTTGATATCGCGATATTCTTCGGTTTTCTCGCCCGATAGTATCATATCAAACCATTTCTTTTTGATGGTGAGGTGTAGGCTGTTCATTTTAATAATAATCGTTTTTGAATTTCTTCTTTTTTGCGGTTGAAATCCTTGCGAATGGTATCGTAAGGCAAATCGTTTTCTTCAATGTTGTAGGACCTTAATATGTTGATGATGCTAAACTTATAAGGTATACTATAATAATAGCGGTTCATTACAGCGGTACGAAAGAGTTCTTGGCGAAAATGACTGTCTATGAACTTTACTATTAGTGCGTTCTGTTGTGGCAAGATTATCGCCCCACGCTTGTCGTAATTGCTTGTGCTAATAGTGAGCAGGTAGGTTTGCAATATTTCTTTTTTGGGGCGGTACTGGTACTCCGATAAGCTGCTTTTGCGCTGCAACACGTTGAGAATATAGATACCTATTTCGTCACAGGCTTTGGGTGCGTACGGCTCGCCATAGAGCGTACGCATATACTTAATAAGATAAATGGGCAGGTGTAAAGTGATGCTTAACATTTTATGAATTTTGAATTATTAATTTTGAATTATGAATTATTAATTTTGAATTATTAATTTTGAATTATTAATTTTGAATTATGAATTGCTCATCGGCGATAAAATAGTCTACCGTAGGATTGTCGGTTAGATAGCTATCTAAGAGGTTTAAGTCGGTAGGGAATAACTTGCGAATGGGCAATTTTTCTAATTGGCTGATGGACAAATTGGCAAATTGGCAAATACCTACTAAGTACTGATGCCAGTACAGGGCGGCTACATAAGCTTCTACCTTGGGGAGATAAACGATGATAGGCTCTATACACAGTAGCGAGCTTGCTATATAATTGTTGTCGGTAATGGGTATATAAGTTTGCTTTAAAAATTTGCCCCAGCCGTTATTGGCGTAGGTAATAGTATTGCTCATACAGCGGTATAGGTGCAAATCTTTTTTTTGCGAAGGGAAAATACCCGATATAGCGCTTAAAAAGTCTTGCAAAGCAATGGGACTACCTACGGGGAGGAGTCCGCCTACTAAGTTACCTTGGTGGTATAAGCCCATTACTACGTTATTACGCTTGTGTAGATAAGCGGCTACTACCTTTATATTGGTCAGCATTTTAAAATAATATTCCATTTGTTTATGGGTTAAGGGTTATGTATTGGAGGTGATATAGATTTTATCTATAACAAAAAAGGTGATTTTCTTCATTTTTGCCGAAAAAAAGTAACTTTTTTCCAAAAAGGGGCATTTTTTTTCCGACATTTCCGACAAATCCTACAAAGAGTATAAAACACTAATTTTCAGCTTATTGTACCTTTTAATAATCATTCCTTTTGAAAAATCTTGTAGGATTTTGTAGGAAAACAATAAAACTTTCCGACACTTTCCGACATTTCCGACACACTTTCCGACACAATTTTACTACTTAATAATTTGATTTTTAAATAAATAAGTCTTTGTCGGAAATGTCGGAAAAAAAAACAGGGGTTTTTAGTAAAAAATTACGTTTTTGAGAAAAAATAAAATTAAAATAGCAAATCGTCATCATCATCTACTTTTGCATCTGTAATGTTACTATTATTATAGGTAGTCTTAGGTTTTCGTATACGTTGTAATTCTATTTCTGCCATTAGTTCTTCTTTTATACTTACCTTATTTAAGTCTATAACAAAGGCACTGGTATTACAATTAATTTCCATATTGATACGAATACTCTTCACCTCTTCTTTATAGGCTTCACATTCTTTTATAAGTTTTCTCATTTCTGCTTTTGAGGGTGCAGATTCCCTATTCTGTACAAACCATTGCCTCTGAATGATACTAAATACAGTAGTGAAATTGAATTTTAACACTCCTCCTTCCTCTCTTATATTTACATCTATCCTCAGTGTCTCTCCCTGAGTTAAGCGCATACATGATAGGAAACAATCCCAAAACTTATTGATAGGCGAATCTGTATCAAGTTTGCGGCGTTGATTATCTACTATCTTTTCAAAATGATCTATCATATCTGCTTTTCCAAAAGGAAAGAACTGTTGCGATTCAAATATATTATATATAGTGTGCAAGACGGCTAAATTGTCAATAATACGAGTAGGTACATTCTGCAATTTTTCTAACTTACCTAAAGCAATTTTATTCACGCGATAAGTATCGAGGAAATGTTCTTCAAAAAGAGTACGCTGGTTGATAAAAGTATCTGATATGCCCGAAATACCTTTGCGAATAATATCTTTTAGTTTATCATATTCTTTTTTCTCTTCTTCACTAAATTCTCTGCTCTCCATTTCTTCCCAAATGAGTCGAGAGATAAGTGCTTCAGCACTGGGGTAATCATTACCTGTGAGTATAGTAGAACTGATGATAGGTACTTCATCTACGGCTACCTTGCTTTCTATAGAGCCACGTTTGTACCCACGTCTATCCCATAAACCTTTGATGATACCATCTACTTGTGGGTTTCCTCTCTTGTATTCCGATAGTTGCGATATACCATTGCTAAACTGCGCAAACTCTCGTATCTGTGCTTTGATAGTAGAAGCTGCTCCTTCCAATTGTATAGCGGTTTGAGGAACTCCCATAAATGATTGTATAGCTTCGCATATATTATCTTTACCAGTTGAAGCTGGTCCAAAATAGAATAGTATAGGAAAGAATCCTGTACAACTCACTACTATGTCTTGAAATAACGAACCTATGCCGAATAGAATACCTGTAATAGCATATCCTCGATGTACTTTATATACTTGTCGAAAATAGTTGTGAATACTCATTTGAGTATCAAATGATTTAAATTTCTTTTGTGCTCCATACTTATAGATATTCTTATCATAACTTCTATTTGCAGAAGGGATGTAATAGCTTTCGTTTTTAAGTTTAAAAAGTCCTTCTTTATTGATAAGTTCTTCACGTTCCCCTGGTATTACTATCTTATTATTCCATACCCAAAAGCCTTCAGGTTGCCAGCCTAATACATCAATTTTTCTTCCGTTACCCATACGGTCAAACAAATAGCGCAAGAGACGTTCGTGTTGTGCAGCTGTACCTGAAAATGAAAAATTACCATAAGAAGTAACCACATTTTTAAATGAAGGTAGAGTGTTTATTTTATCAGAAATTACATCGAAAATCTTCTCAGTGTGATGTACATTACATATACGTATAAGTTTCATTGGAAACTGTTCATCTTGCATATGTTGCACTATTTCAATGGAAAAATTGGAAATCGACATAAAGTATTCCTTACCCTCTTTGCCCGCTGATGTATAGATGCGGTTTCGGTGCTGAAAAAGTCCGTATTCTATAATCTCATTCTTATAAGCATAAGGATCTTCTACTTCATCGGGAAATAAATAGAAGTCGAGAGAACCATCGCCTTCGCCTACTAGTCTACTAAGGGAAGAGTTTTTTTCTTCCATATCAATAATTATCTCTGGTGCTTTGATATATTGCTTTTCAAACTTCTCAGATTTTGAAGCTATCTTAATCTTAAATAACTCTTTGAGTTGCTCGGTATACGCCTCGCGGGTAGTGTCATCAGGAATACAGCCTACGAGTTTGCCAGCCAATTCGGTGAGGTTCTTTTTATCTTCGGGAAATAGTAATGGCTTTTTTCTTTCTCCGTGTTTTTCAGTATAGCGATCGAGGGCTGCGCGGTAGGCTTCGCCTATAAGGTGCACTATCGCATGGGGGCGCGAGTTTTTGATAGGTCCTCCCGCTGGGGGGGTTGCCCTTTGGTTTGGGGGTTTTTTTTTGGGGGGCAATTTCCCTTTCGCCCCTACTGGGGTTACTAATTCGGCAAACAAACCTGCTTGCAATATCAGCTGTAAATCGCGCTCGGCAGCACTACGCCCTGCACTATCGCTATCGCGGAAGATAATCACCTTGCGGCAAAGTTTTTTCAGCTGTGCCAAGTGCTGTGGGGTGAGAGCTGTGCCCAAGGTAGCTATGGTATTGGTAAACCCTATCTGATGCATTCGCATTACATCGGTATAGCCTTCTACCAAATACACCTCGCCTGTATTGGCAATGGTGTTGCGTGCCAAATGAAAGCCGTACAATAACTCGGACTTGTTGAATATAGCCGATTCGGGGCTGTTCAGATATTTAGGTGAATTGCCATTCGCCCCTATGCACCTGCCCCCGAAGCCTACACAATGCCCGTACTTGTCACAAATAGGGAAGATAATACGCCCCTTGAAGAAGTCGTAATAATTACCTTGGGCATTTTTGCGCAACAGACCTAATGCTTCGCCATCGCTCACGATAGCCTGCTCTTTGAAAGCCTCGTACAAGCCTGCCAGGGCATAACCAATACCGAAGTTATCTATAATTTCATCGGTAAAATTACGGCTAAGCATATACTTCTTGGCTTCGCTCTCGGGGGGCAAACTCACAAAATTCTGACGGTATATTTCGGCAGTTTTCTTGAGTATTTGTGTAAGGCTTTGCTTTTGGGCGCGCTTTTCTTTCTGCTCGTCGGTTTCTTTTTCGTATTCAATAGGAATATTGAGGGTTTCGCAGGCGAGTTTAACCGCCTCGAGGAAATCAACTCCCTTATAGGCTTGGATAAAGTCGATAATGCTTGTACCTCCTTTGCCCGAACCAAAGTCTTTCCATATATTCCTTACATTGGAAACCTTGAAGCTGGGGGTGCGCTCGTTTTTGAAAGGCGAGCACCCCTCCGCCGTTCCGTTGTTACGTATCTTATACGAAGCATCGGTATACACCCTGCCAATGGCTTGACAAAGGTCGGCTTCGTATAATTTATCTATGACTGATGATTTTATCATAATCAGTTTTTTTCTTCAAAAAGTTTATTGAATTGCTCTTTTCCCATTTTTCCAATAGCTTCTGCTACATTAGAGTAACCGAGTTTTTTAGCAAAAGAACTTTTTTTATCATATAAGTTACCTAACAATTTCGGACTACAATCTTTCATTGTTAAAGGTACTATGCCTGAGTCTTGCATTTGTTTAATTCCTTGAAGCTGTATCTTTGCAGAATTGATAATGGTATTAGCAACATTAGTCATAGCTTGTGCTTTTGAAGTATCAACGCGCTCCTCTTTAATGTCGTCTAAGAGTTTGAATAAGGTTTCGTTTAAGTCGTCTAAGTTCATTTTGTTAGTTGTTTTTTAATTTTAGAAATTTGTTTAATAGCTGTTTTTAACTCATTAGGATAACGGTGAATAGTATTTTTTTGCATAAGTTCTTCATCGCTTACACACGCTAAATTTTCTAAACAGCAATCGAGAGTATTCCCATTCTTAAAAATGATATTATACCCTTTAGGTATTGTCCCGTGTGCTTGCTCCCATAGATAACGATGCTTAGGTATTGCTTTTCTCGCTCCTGGTATCTTTATATAGATGTAAGAAGTCCCTTTTTCATTGCGAATCACCTCAGTATAATCAGTGAGGGTATTATGAGGTAAATGCCCTTTCTTAAAAAAAGTGTGTTTTACCTTCTCATAAGTTTCTTCTGACATTTTTATACCTTTGTTTTCAGGAATATTCCCTTTTTGATATCTACTAATTAGCGATTTTTCTTTCAGTAGTTCGCTATACCCTAAGCGGTGTGCTTCTTTTCTTATTGTAACACAACTTCTATTTAATGCTTTGGCTATCCACTTTAAAGAATAATTGCGAATATGTTCGTGAATAAAAGTAAGTTCTTCTTCGTTGAGAGGTCTTTTCATTCCCTCGCTTTTGAAAAAAACACATAATTTAGCTGATATTCTAAGGTTATTTTTGCGCATAAATCTCTGAACTGCACAAGGTGATACGCCTAATGTTTTTGCAATTTTTTTACCTGATAGTTTTAGGTAATGCCCACGAATGAACGCTGCCTTTTCTGGGGTGATTACAGACTTCATAGGTATTTTTATGCTTTGTACTGTCTAATAAAGTTACTTATTTTTTGTTGGGGCACATTGTATTGTTTTGCTAATTCGTACATAGGTACTCCTCTTAAAAAAGCTTCTACTATTTCTTTATGAAAAGGTTCGAGCAGCTGATATACCTTATCCTCTTCTGAAATAAGCGGTTTTATTTTGCCGTTTTCGTCTATTCGTTCTTTTACAAATGTCGATACGGTTAGCCTATGTACTCCGAGCAATCGCCCAATAGCCGAGTATGATATTTTTTTCTGTAGTAACTCGTATATTTTCTTTTCTTGCCCTGTTAGCTTGGTTTTTTGGCTCTTAGCACCAACAGGTCTGCCTAATACTACTCCTTCAGCTTTTTTGCGTGCTAATGCATCTTTGGTTCGTTGGCTGATAAGATTGCGCTCTATTTCGGCTGATATGCCAAAGGCAAAAGCTAATACCTTACTACTAATATCATCACCTAAACGATAATTGTCTTTGATAGTCCAAATTTTAATCTGCTGTTCCATACAGTAGTTTAGTATGCTCATTATCATTAGCAGGTTACGCCCCAATCGAGATAGCTCTGAACAGATAATGATGTCGCCTTTTTTTGCTTTTTTTAGCAACTTTCCTAAATCGCGTTTAGACGGATCTTTAGTGCCTGAAATACCCTCGTCTGAAATCCATTTATCTACTATCATTTTGTTGCTTTCACAAAAATTATTTATCTCAAAACGCTGATTTTCTACAGTTTGTTTGTCTGTGCTTACGCGTATATATCCGTATACCATAGTTATTGTATTTTTAATTATACTACAAAGCCAAGTTTCATTAAATTCTTAGCTTGTGTAGTGTTCATTACTTCTTCGTTATAGGCATAGATAGTGTGCTTGTACGGTTCTACTCTATAACCTTTACGTTTGAGGCGGTAAGTATTGTTGTATATCTTCCGCTTTTCAGCTGATACCTTATAGCTTGTCTTTACCTTGGTAGTAGCACTTATAGAAACTACCTCGAAGAGCAGGTGAGGAGGGTGTTTTTGTTTTTGAACTCTCTTGCTCTTCTTTGGAAATCGGCGATGATTCGCTCTCTTAATTCGTTTTCGTCCCATAGTTGTTTTTTCTTTTTCTGTTTAGTTATTGGAGTGCTTTCTACATTGGTATTCAATAGTTGGCGCAAGCGTTCTCGCTGGATATTATCCAACGCTTGAGCAACTTTATATACTGTTTCAGCATCCATTGAAAAACATTTTAATAGTTATATCACATCGCAAAACTGGCGACTGATGACAAAACCAAAGAGAATTGTACGTATCTCTACAAGGTACAAACGACAATCTTCATCAAGATGATAATAAGTGATTCTTTTAAACATAGTGTGGAGGATTAGAATAAAGTGGGTTGTTTTACAAGTTCATCATCAATCGTATTAAGTTGCTTACAAATCTCCTTCCGTTGGTTTTGCAGATGTTGTAATGTTTTAAACGATTCGTCTTTTTCCTTAAGTTGATGTTTTAGCTTTCCTATTTGGTTATCTACTTCTTCGCGTTGCATTAGCAATTCTTTGCGGTTAGTAATGGTACCGTGAAAGTGATTGTACAGAAGTTCATAGCAAGTGCGCTTGTAGGCTAATAGTTCGGCACTATCAGAACGAAGAGAAAAGAGCCAACCATATACATATTTCTCCGGAATACAGGTCATATTTCTACCCTGTTTTTTGCCGTTTTTTGCCACCTGTATTGTCTGTTCAGACAATACAGACCCTAAAATTGGGTCATTTTTTGCGTTTCTGAACGACCTGATATAATCTACATTCAGAGCCTCACAAATAGGTTTTAAGGCAATCCAATACGTTTTATCTACTTTTACATAGATAATGTTTTTGCCATTGAAACTTAGAAAATGTTCGTGTTTGTTCATAGCGTTTAGAAATTAGAGGTGTTAAACAATTCTTCATTAGAAAGCCCTGTAAGTTTCATTAGGGCATTGCGTCCTTTGGTACTGTCGAGCTTCTCGTTATCGCGGTCGAGCCAGCGAGAAATGGTTTCAAAAGACACATCAAGGTCTAATGCAAGGAGCATACGGAGGCGTTGTTTAGAACCTCGTTGATTAAAAAAATCTGAAATTTGTTTTGTTAATTCCATATTAAGTATTAATTTTACCAAGTAATTTTACTATGTTAATTTTAACGGGGCAAAAGTAGAAGTTATTTTTCAACTTTACAAATATTTTAGAAGAAAATTTTAAACTATATGGAAGATTTTTTTAAACGAATTGATGAAATGATTGATAATGAGGGTATTAATATTACTGCATTAGAAAAGCTAATTGGAGCGAGTAAGGGGGTTTTATCTCGTGGTAAGCGTAAAAGCACGTCTATTTCTATTGAATGGGTTATTAAGATTGTTGAAAAATATCGTCAATATGACGCAAATTGGCTTCTATTGGGTGAAGGTGAAATGCTAAAAAAAAGTACTAAATCTGATGAAGCTGAAGTAACATTTTTAAGGGAAAATAATAACATTCTCAAGTCTCAAATAAAAGACAAAAATGAAAAAGAGGAAATGTATAGAGAGAAGATTGAGCGGTTAGAAGAAGAACTTACTGCTCTTAAAAAACGCATACTTTTCACTGAAGAGACTGAGAGTAAGATAGCTTGATAATGTAAAGTATTTTTACCCTAAAAAGTAAACTATTAGCTATGAATAAAAATTGTATTCAAAAGTTCATCTCATACCTAAAAAGTATAGGAAATGTAAAAACACAAAAAGAATTTGCTTTAATAATTGGTTATCATAGTGAATCTGCTTTTTCACAAGCTATTAGAAAAAATCCTATCCCTATAGAAACTTTGGATAAAATAAAGAATGTTTATTCTGAGTTTGATACTTTTTTCAAAAATTCTAATGGAAAAGTGCAAACGTCTTCAAAAGATTTTTTTAAAAGACTTTCAATACTAATAGATAATGAGGGCATTAGCATTACCACATTAGAGCAGAGAATAGGTGCAAGTCAAGGCGTTTTATCTCGTGCTAAGCGTAATAATACATCTATTTCTTCAGAATGGATAATTAAAATACTTGAAAATTATCCTAAGTATAATGCAAATTGGCTTTTAAAGGGTCAAGGAGAAATGATAGAAAATAGAGGTGGAACAGATGAATCAGAAGTAACTTTTTTAAGGGAGAAGAATAATTTATTACAAAAGAATTCGCAGTTATTAGAGGAGAAGGTGGAGCGGTTAGAAGAAGAGCTTACTGCTCTTAAAAAACGCATACTTTTCACTGAAGAGACTGAGAGTAAGATAGCTTAATAAAGCACTGATAACCATATACTTTTACCCTAAAAAACAGCTAATACGCATACTAATAACGCATACAAACCACTATATTTTTAGCAAGTTTATCATTTTTAATAGTGTTGTAAAACAAAAAGTTATGAATTTTTAAGCTATATAGTTTTAAACTCATAACCCGAAGGTCACTGGTTCGAGTCCAGTTCCCGCTACAAAATTTAGATAGCTGAAAAAGAGTGGTTTATATGC